GCTGCACTCTACGACCTACGGTTCGACTACCTGAAGTCCAAGTCAGACCTGTGTGAGTTGCGTCACGTCGATCCGCTGACAATGCTGAAGCACACCAACGCCCGCATCGTTAGCGAGGTCATGGAGGCACAGAAGTTCCGCGCGCCGTTCGAGACGTACGTCATCCCCGAGAACGTGGACATCACCGCTATCCCGAAAGATGTCATCGCGTACGTCGAGAAAGTCAACACTGACAACTGTATGGACAACGACGCGCCGAAGGTCGAGTTCCTGTTCCACGGCTGTCCCTGTGTCGTCGGGCTGGGCGGCATCCACGCCGCCGTGCCGTCGTACAAGGAGACAGCCACCGACGAGCGTGCAATTTTGATGCAGGACATCGGCTCCTACTACCCGTCGCTCATCATCAACAACGGGTACATGTCGCGGGCTGTGGCAGACCCGTCCGTCTACAAGACGTTCTACGACATGCGTATGTCCGCGAAGGCCGCTGGCGACAAGGCCACCGCCGAAGCCGCGAAACTGGTGTTGAACACGACGTACGGCACGATGAAAGACCAGTACAACAAGATGTTCGACCCGATGCAGGCTACCCGCGTGTGTCTGTCAGGGCAACTCTATATCATCGACCTCATCGAGAACATCTACCGCGTCGCAGGAGAGAGCCTGACGCTGATTCAACTCAACACCGACGGATGGGTCGTTTCGTGCCCCCGCGAGTCTCTACGGACCGTACAGCAAGCCGTGGAGGCATGGCAGGCTCGAACGGGGCTGGTCGTCGAGACCGATGAGGTCGCTGTTATCGTGCAGGCGAACGTGAACAACTACGTCCTGCGGTTCGTCTAGTCATGCTAGAGGACTACACTGTCAGGGCAATCCCGACCCACGACGCGCTCGAACTCGTCATCGCGCGTCACTACTTGCATCGTCGAGCACCCGTCAAGTACGGGTTTGGGTTGTTCAACCCCAAGAATGAGTTGGTTGGCGTTGTCACCTTCGGCATCCCACCATCACATACCCTGCTCAAAGGTATATGCGGCCCCGATGAGTGGCAGAGTGTCATCGAACTCAATCGTCTGTGGGTGGACGACGCCGTACCGAAGAACGGCGAATCGTATTTGGTGTCCCGCGCGATTCACCAAATCAAGGACTACGAGATAATCGTGTCGTTCGCCGACTCAGCGCAAGGGCATGTTGGCTATATCTATCAGGCGTTGAACTTCATGTACTGCGGTCTCTCGGCTAAGTTCTCCGACCCCGTAGTGTTGGGACGCGAGGGGAACCACCACACGAGTTATCGTGGGATGTCCGTCAAGGAAATCCGCGAGAAGTACGGTGCTGAGAACGTCGTGATGAAGGAACGCTCTCGTAAGCACCGATACATTCTGTTCAACACGTCCAAGAGTCGCAAACGTCAACTGCTGAAGAAACTCAAGTACACCCAACAACCCTATCCCAAACTAGAACAGGTCGTGGTACCGATGACTCAGGGGAAAATCAAGGCGAAGGGTGGCGTCGTCGCCAAGTGGGCGGGCGGAGACTTCGAGTCGAACTCCGCCACCATCATCGACGCAGCCGTATTGTCATTCCTACTGGACAACGTGCCTATTTCAGACACGATAGATGCCTGTAATGACATCGAGCGGTTCCAGATAGTCGCCAAGGCGGGACGGACGTTTAGCAAGGTCGTACATCAGATACGCTATCCGTTGGGCGACAAACCGTGGGTGGATTGTGAAGGTGTCGAGCGTGAGGACATCGTGCAGCGTGTCAACCGCGTGTATGCGACAATCGAGCCGTGGTACGGAGGCATCTACAAGGTCAAGATGGAGGACGGGAAGGAGGTCTCACGGCAGCGTGTCCCGTTGACCCCGGCACAGTGTTTCGTGGACAACGAGAATCTGTGGCAGAAGAATGGCGATTTGGCATTGACAACGCTCGACAAGTCGTGGTATGTTGCTCTAGCAACAGAAAAAGCCAAAGCGTTCATCACCCGAGACAAGAAGGAGAAGGACCAAATGTCAGAAGTCACTGAGACCACCAACGAGTTGAAGGACAAGCCCAAGCCGACGCGCAAGAAGGCAGACGCAAAGGACACCGCGCAGGTTCCGTACGAGGTCGCCCCCGTGATTCCGTCGTTCAAGCAGCGTCTTCTGGCGTTGCAGGGCGACATGGCGAAGGCCGCAACCGGCGTCAAGTTCGACAAGGTGATCGACAACATCTCGTACGAGTACGCCGACACATCCCAGTACAAGACGTGGCTCGCGGCCCTTTGCACGAACCACGACCTCATTTTCAAGTTGGATGTCGATGTCAAGTTCCTCGGCATCATCGGCCAGACGAAGGCCAAGGCCGACATCTATGCAGCACAGGCCGACGGCGCTGTGACGATGCGTGATGTCTACACGGACGAGTTCGAGACCTATTGCATCTCAGGTTTCGGTTCCAACGGCCAGCCGGGTTACTGCAACGGTGCCGCGCAGACGAACATGCTTCGCAACTTCATCCTCAACAACTACCTGCTCGACAACAAGGGCCGCGAGGGCGACGATCAGGCGTTCAGCGCAGCCACCGATAGCAACACCGCGAAGAACGGCTACGTCTCTGGTGCCGCCAAGGCTGAAATCAAGCAGGCCATCGTTGACGACAAGGCCGAGGCCGCATCGTTCGCCACGGACATGTTCGCCAAGGCGCTCTATGAGAAGGTCATCGAGGCGCAGAAGACCGACCCGACGTTCTGTGTCAAGATGGTCGCGGAGCACTTCGATGCCGACGGTACGCCCAAGGTCGGAGCCAATGGCAAGTCCACGCTGAAGAAGACCAAGGCTGTTGCGGCGCTTACCAAGGCCGAGGAGATCATCGCCACGGCGGAGACGGTGGCTGAGTAACATGGCCAAGTTCCAGCCGTGGGCATACGCCGACTCCACGCACACGCGCATCACCGTGGACAGCGGGCCGACGAAGAACCCCAAGAAGATGACGGGCACGCGGCTCGGTGCCATCGCGGGAGTCAACAAGTACAAGACCGACTTCGGTGCGTGGTGTGAGATTTGCCGAGTGGCGGAAGACCCGTTCGTCGAGTCCAAGTACACCCGTGCAGGTATCGCAATCGAGCCTGCGCTCATCGAGTGGTGCAAGGAGAACGTCAGTCCGTACATCGTGACTCCGGAACAGTGGTTCGGTACGTCCGAGAAGTTGTACGACCACTTCCCGAACGAACCCGTATTCGGTGGTATGTGGGACGCGCTGGTGCTCGACAAGCCGTGGAAGGGTACGCGCACCGGAGTCAAGATAGTCGGCGTCGTCGAGGCGAAGACCTCCTCGCGCCCGCAGGACTGGGTGGACGGCGTTCCGGCCTCGTACGGGGTGCAGGGTCTCTCGTATGCGTACCTGCTCGACGTGACGCGCGTGTTCGTTCCCGTGGCATTCCTCGACGATGAGGACTACGACCATCCAGAGCAGTTCGTCTGCACTGACGCCAACACGCAACTCTACGAACTGCGGACATCCGATAGTGACATCGTAAACATCATGTCGAACGCGATGGCGTGGTACGAGGCGCATGTCGTCGGCAACATCTCGCCCGCGTTCAACGAATCGCTGAAGGCCGACAAGACGTTTCTGGACATCCTTCGCAAGTCCGAGGTCAAGCATGACGGGCTTGAGACGATGGCAAAAGAAGCCGCTATTCTCGAAGCCAAGATAGAGGCTGTACGCTCTAAGTCCGACCTCGACGCACTTGAGAAATCACTGAAGACTCTCAAAGACAAGATGAAGCCCGAGTTCGTGGTTTTGTTCACAGAGAACGACGATACCGTAGCGGCTTACGGTTGGCGCGTGAAGAAGTCAGAGCGTTCAGCAATCGACAAGGAGAAAATGGCAGCAGATGATGTTTTGGAAAAGTACAGTACCATCACCGTAACGTACACAATGTCAAAGGAAAAGGTGTAATCATGGCAACCATGACAGCCCGGTCGAAGCCCAAGGGATTCCGTCTGATGGACGAGGGCGAGCAGAACCTCAAGATAGTCGAGGTCAAGGGTCTCCCCCGCGCCAACGTCACCAACGTCGAAGTCAAGTTCGTCAGCGAGGACGACATCACTCTCAAGAACAAGTACGACCTCACGAGCGATGGCGGCTACGCAGCCTTCTACTTCCTCGTGCTGAACGGTCTCGGTGTCGATCTCAACGAGGGCGATGCGTTCGACATCGACCAGTTGCTCAACCAGTTCGTGCTCGTCGAGATCATTCATAAGGACGGCACGCGGGAGAACGCGAACGGCGTCATCCCGGTATTTGCGAACATTCGAAGCACAATCGGTAAAGGCACCCCGTTTGGAGACGTGTCCACAGAGGAGACCGCAGACGATGACGAGGATTTCGAATAATCTCGTATACGTCGAACAGGATTGCGGCTACTCGACCCCATGTTGGATATGGCAAAAGAGTTGCAACAACTGGGGATACGGGATGGTGTGGGAAGCCAGCACGAAACGGGTTCGGCTGGCGCACCGTGTAGCGTACGAACTAGTATACGGCCCGATTCCGATAGGTATGGACTTGGATCATCTTTGCCGAGTACGCCAGTGTTGCAATCCGGCGCACGTAGAGGCAGTCACGAGAGCGACGAATCTGCGACGTGGGTCTAACACAAAGTTGACAGCGAACCAAGTGATTGAGATTCGGTCACGTTCGGGCAGTGAACGCACGCGGGACTTAGCCCGAGAGTTTGGAGTGGCCGATTGCAACATCACCAACATTGTCGCGCGAAGAAGTTGGAAGGATATCTAGTGGGCCGAGTCGAGTCAGCCATCCAGCGAGACATCATCGCGTATCTGCGTGGCTGTGGCTCGACCTACGTCATCAACATCGGGGGTGGGGCGTCCTCTGCGAAGGGGACGCCCGACCTCGTGTGTTGCCACCGGGGCGTATTCCTCGGCTTCGAGGTCAAGCGGCCCGACGGTTCATACGGACTGACAGAACCACAGGCGATACGGATTCGACAGATTACGAAGGCTGGCGGTCACGCATTCCTCGTCGTCAGTGTCAGGGAGGTAGCAGACATCATCCATGCAATCGACGAAAGGACAGCATGATGACATGGACATTGGCACCAACACTTGGTGTGCTCCGCACACAGGTGAACAAAGCGATGCCGAAGCGCGACAAGCGTAGCGACGGCACCATCGGTGACGCGAGGCATCAGGCCGAACACTCCGATCACAACCC